TTCTTCTTTTTCTTTTCATATGTTGATTCCTCCTATTCGTTTATTGCAATCCAGTCGTAGGTGTCGCCCTCTGTGAGGGCTGATGTGCTTTCGTTGGATTTCGGTGTGTAAGTTATAGTCCCTTTGTTTATCGTGACCGTGCCGACATTACGAGCAACTGTCGTAAAACCTCCTCCCGCTGTCGCAGTTATTCCACTTAACTGTCCCTCTTTATACACGAGTGCTAAAACTCCTGACTCAGCTTCTGAGCCTATTGTCGGATATCTTCTTGTTAGCATGAATCTCGTTACGTCACTAAGTCCTGTTGTGATTGCCAAGCTGTTCATTCCTTTTCCGGTTATTGTTCCGTACTTGACCTCGCTAGTTACCAGCGTTCCGGTAATTTTCACGCCATTGCTTGACGTAAATGTTTTTCCGACTCTTACATCTGACGCTTTTGCATCTCCATAAATACTGCCTGCCTCGTTGTACACAACCGTTTTTTTAATGTCTCCTTTTAACAGTACCGGTTTACTCGTGTCTGCAAGAGAGACTTCAATTGTATGCTTAAGCACCGGCATTGTACTCTGACCATAGTTTGGAATGATTATTGGTGTGGATGATAGTTCCGTTTTTTTTGTAACTGCTTTAATTTCATTCTTGCTCGTCAACGCCCCTTCAATTTTCTTTCCATTCACATAGGCGCTCTTTCCGGATTCAATACTATTTGCATCCGCATTCGCATCAGACGTCAATATTCCGATAAAATCCTGTCCTCTTGCTTCCAGTTCTGCCGACTCGAAGAGTTCTTCTCCCTCGAGTGCATTACCGGTAGCAAAAGTGGTATGCCACTCTCTTTCCGAGCCTTTTTCCCTTACGCAGACCGCAAATCGAACACTGCCTTTGTGTGAGGTGACTTTTCTTTCCAGCACCCACTCAAAAGTTACATTGTCTCCGGAAGCCGTCATATTCTGGACAGGGTATCTGTCTTTTCCGGACTTTTCGCCAGATGCATTCTGCACATTGATATAGACGTCCGATTTCGTCAGATCAATGTTGTCCCCAACGATTTTCGGGCATATAAAATACTTTCTTACACCCTTATTGTCATTTTCAACGCCCAAAAGGTTTTCTCCTTCCGGAACGATAATACTGCGATCATCCGCGTTGATTTCCAGATATTTAATCTCTGCCATAGTCCACCTCCTAATCTACCGGAATAAAGATTCCTCTAATTGTCACACCAGTCCACGATCCGCCATTTTTAAAGGCAGATACATACAATTTATCGCTGTTCTGGCATTTGCCAAAAAAAGTCGAGGATAATTTATAATAGTTGCCATTGCATCCCATGTCGACTTCATTTAGCTTGCAAGATACTTCCTGGCTGTATTGTTCTCCGTTGACGGCTGACACTACATTTAGCGCAAATGCATATGTAATTCCAGCTTTCAGTTGGCTCAGGTCAAGCGTTGCAGTCTTATAAGCGTCGGAATCTGTACCCTGCGCAGTGGTATTGATAAATATCGTCTCTCTGTTGGACAAGGTGCTTTTTACGCCGTCTACTTCGGTGTCGAATTCCGCTGCGGATCTCCGGACCGTAAACAATCTCTTAACATCCGCAATGGTAAGTCCGTTGATCTCAACCTGATACAGTGGCATATCTGCCGTCAGATCACCACCCTGAATATCTCCAGACGTATAAGACGGTACCGCCGGATTTCTTTCACTTGGTGTGCCCTGGATAACCTTAATCTCTACCGCCTCAACCTTTGGGCTGGTATTCTTGGTGTATCTCGCCACGATAAGGTCAATACGTTTCATTCCTTGCGAGCCGTTCGCGATCGTGACGGAGTTTGTGGTATTTTTTTTGATTGATGCAGCACAGCCCTGATGAACGAGCACTCCGTCCGTGATCCGGATCTCATTGTTTGAAATAACCACTGCATTAAGCTGCTGTCCGGTATGCAAGACGCAAGAACCTTTTCCGAAAATACCGATATTGATATCTCTTTCCTGCTCTGCCGTGACATGTGCTGCACCTGTGTAGCCTGTAATGATGTCCATTTATGACTCTCCTTCCAATTTATAAGTTATCGTTTCCTCGCCGTTTGTAATCTCGTAGATAATGTTCTCGATCGGCTTCGACATATACATTCCTGTCAGATAATCTCTGCCACCTACAATATCTCCGATTTCAACTTTGATCCCGAGCTTTGCAACATCCATCTGGAATGTCATTTTGTTCATAAGATCTTGCAGTTTTTCTGTGGCAGATTTTTCCAGCTCTGCGGTCTCGGTTGAAGTATTTTCGTAGACTGCAGATATTTCATCCAGGCCTTTATAGTATTGCGTCTTTCCAATACTGCCATCTACCTGGACGTATAGGTGGATCACATTTCTCTCTTGAAGTTCGCCTTTTCCGGTCACAATCAAGTGGTTCACGCCGTTCCGTTTATCATCCATTGTGAAATTCAATTGACTGTCCTGTGACAGCTCAATCCGTGAAGAATAATCCGTAATCTTGACGGCTTCTATCAGAATGTAACATGGATTGTCCTGTTCTTTTACTAGCCTGATCTGTAACCTATGCCCAACGCTTTTAAGCATCTTGGTAAGACCGCCAAGTAATGTGCAGTAGCGATCGAACTGATAATTTTTCACGGATACTCCGGTATTCGCAGTTGATACCTTGAATAAGCCATCAAATTCCGGTTCGATCAGAGTCTTCATGACCTGATTTAATTCTCCGGATACTGTCTTGTAATCAGATCCGGAAGGCGGTTCGATCACTTTATACTGCAGTCTGCCTCTCCAAGTGAGTCCTTTTAATTCCACGTAATCAAGAGTTGTATCTGTCAATACTTCTCCGACAATCCCGCCGTATTCTGTGCCGGTAATATACACATAAGAAGCTAAATCAAGATCTGCGTACCAATTAGACCTTGCAATCTGTACAGAAAATTCATACTCTCCGTTCACATCTACTGTAATATTGGAGTCCTGAATCGCTCCAAGCTCTTTTCGGTCACTGTTTGCCAAGATAATATCTTCTACCACGGTGGCTCCCTCCTGTTCAAATACAGCGTCAGGTCAAATCCGTAAGTACCGGACCAGTTAATATCGAGCATTCCTGATGGTATCTTTTCAAATACCGTATGTTCGAACGCTCTCTGTTCAAATACATTCTCTGTGGTTCCGTTCTGCAGATACTTCCTGATGATCCTTGCCTGACTGTCAATAACTAAATACTCATTTTCTCCGAGGCTCACATTAAACTCATAAGGATATTTGTTGATCGTAATCTTCGGATTTGTGCACGGACCATAAATAAGCATCCGATACTCGCTCGGAATAATATGATCAACATACCATGTTGTTGTACCATCGTCCCCTCTTGCGTACTCAAATGGGTAATCGTAAGGGTAATCTATTCCAGATGTTTTCGGCTCGCTCGACTGCGGAAAGAACTGCATCGTTGTTTCTGTAACCCACACAAGCTCCGGAGCTTCGAATGTGAGCTCCACTTCGGAATATACATATCCTTTCCATCCCTCTTTTACAGATTTAAGGACCCTGCACCGTAGATAAGCACCATTGACATAAAGCTTTCCGTAGCTATTATTTTCCGCATCGACAGCAAGAATACGGTACAGTTGTTCCATGTTCTGCCGGAACTCTTCACGTTTCCCAAATACATCAACCGTAACCGTTTTTTCATATCCCTCTGAAGATTCTGACCAGTCTGCATTGAACCAGTCAGTCTTCGTTGTACGAAAAGGAGCTTTAAGAAGATTCAGCTTTTCGCCATTCATATTTTCATAATATACAATCATACCTGTGGTACTGCTCCTTTCGGTAATGGCCTGTCTATTCGCTTGCTGTCAAGGAATATCGGCTTGTTGTTTAGTTTCGCAATTCTTCTCTGAATATTCTCAAATCTGTCATAGTCGAAGCCCTGTCCTCTAAAGGTTGGGTTGTTCTTTATGCCGCCGACAGATCTATCCGGATTTACCGAAGTGCTAAGCTGTACGCTCTTCTGCAAGCTCTGGACTGCTTTTTTCACTCCGGCGCTCATGGATCCGACCGGAATATTCTTCTCAAATCCGATTCCCATACCAAGAGCCATCATCTTACCAACCTGGTCCCGGAATACTCTCGATGGCGAATGAATACCAAGTTTTGATTTCACCCAATTGAGTGCATTATCCGCCGCGTTTGCAGCTGCTTCTGCCAGGCTTTTTGCCGCACTTGTTAATCCACTTGCAATTCCCCGGATGATATTCATACCGACACTGCCCCAGTTTACACTGGTAAATGCATTCTTGATCTGGCTGATCATGGATGGGATCTTACCAAGTAATGCCGGAATGCCCTGAACCAGTCCGACTGCGAGCTGTGTGATGATCTTCACACCAGTCTGTATAATCTTCGGCAGGTTCGTAATAATCGTAGATGCCAGCTTGCCGATGATAACCGGTGCTTTCGCTGCCACCTGCGGAATCGCGTTTGCAATTCCCTGTGCCAAGCCTTCCATTAACTGTAATCCGGAAGTTATTAACTGCGGAAGATTACTGATCAGCGACTCAACCAGAGTCAGGATCATCTGTACCGCTGCCGGAATTAACTGCGGAAGTTGTGCGCCCAGGCTGCTTACCAGAGTTGCTATGATGCTTGCGCCTACGGAAATGAGCGATGGTAGATTTGCCGTGATCGCATTCATCAATCCCAGGATCAGGGTTGCACCAGATGAAATCAATCCCGGAAGTGCTGCTGTGATTCCTGCTCCAAAGTTAGATATGATCTCCGGTCCTTTGGTCTGCGCCAGAAGCAGGATCTGGTCAATCTGTGTACCAAACTGACTGTAAACCAGTCCAAGACCGGCTACCACAACGGCTGCAACTGCACCGAAATTCATCAACCCTACAAATGACGGAATAAAGCCGGCTACTGTTCCAAGAACTCCCTGCAAAGCAGAACCAATCTGTCCGCCCCATGCTCCCAGATAACCGGCAGTATCTCCAAGTAGCGAAAACGCGCTTGTAATTCTAGGAATTTTTGATGCGATTGCAGAACCGATCTTTCCAACTGCCCCTCCGATTTTACCTGGGACACCGGAAGCTACCTTGCCGATCTTTCCGACAGTAGCTGACAATTTCG